AGCGTGATTCTTGACGATGTCAGCATATTGCTTCACCCTTATGGCAGGGAGCGAAATTCAGTAGCTCTCGGATCGGGAGCAAAGATGTACACATTTCAGGAAGTAGCAATGTGGATCCTTCTCGGAGTCTTTTTAGGCTTCATTGTGGGATACACAGCCGGACTCAAAGAAGGCAAGCGCGAAGGATTTATTCGCGGCAAGATTGCTTCTCGTAGGAAAGCGGAGATCCAATAATGGGATTTCTTGACAATTACGAAACAGTAAATCAAAAGGTTCAAAGGCTTCATGCCACCTATCCAACCAATCGCATTGAAACAAATATCATTGATTGGCAACCGGAAAAAGGATTCATTCTCATTGAATGCCGGATTTACCGCCATTACGAAGATGAGAAGCCAGCCGCGATTGACTATGCACATGGCATGGTAGGCGCATATAACGCACAAATGAAGCGTTGGTATGTCGAAGATACAGTTAGCTCCGCAATTGGTCGATGCGCTTCAGTAGTTCTCGGAGTTGAAGAGAAGCCGTCGCGTGAAAATATGGAACAGGTTGAGCATCTGCCAAAAGCTTTTGTTGATGAAGATCCGTGGAGTAAGCCAATTTGGGAAGAAGGATTTACAACCGCAAAGACAGCTGTTGAAGAAATCCAATCAAAGCTTGGCGGAGAAATTGAAGCTGAATCTCCAATATGTGCTCACGGTCACATGATTCTCAAGCAAGGCACATCGCCTAAGACTGGCAAGGATTATAAAGGCTATGTCTGCACCGAAAAGGTTAAAGCTCAGCAATGTTCACCTATATGGCTCACATTGAGCAGCTCTGGAAAGTGGGTTCAACAGTTATGAGCGGACTACATATGCAAATGCCGGATGGACGAAAAATTACGATTGAAGTCGATGGCACAATGATTAGGGAAGAAGATGACATTCCGATTGAATATTGTGATGGTTGTCAGCTATACAGACCAACAGAATTTGGCAGATATGTGGAGAATCAGGGATTGTCTCTGATTTGGTTATGTCAGGCTTGTAAGTGAAAATAAAAATAACACATGAGCAAGAATGGGATGCAGCTAGGGTTGCCATTGAGAGAGTTGAGGAAATAGATGGAAAGTCCAATCACAAAAGTCGATATAACAAAGCTCTCAACTTCCACGATTACATTCTTGAAGTCGCTGAATCAATCGGTGCTGAATTCGCTGTCGCCAAATACTTTGGAATTGCTGATTTTAATGCTCGAGCTTCAAGGTTTAAGCGGACGGCGGATGTTGGATCTATCATCGAAGTCAAATGGACAAAGTACGATGCTGGATCACTCATTATCTATGACTCGGATCGAAATACGGACATCGCAATTCTAGTCACAGGCAAAAGCCCAAATTACACATTAAAAGGCTGGATACCCATTTTTGCGGCTAAAAATAAGAAATGGCGCAGACGCGACCAACCGACTTATTGGGTAGATCAATACAACTTACATCCAATCGAGAATCTTAGGAGATCAACTCATGGAACAAATACGCTTCCAATGCAGGATCGAAAAGAAAGTGACGAATCACGCGTCATTTGAGCAAGAATTTCCGATGGGCGATGAAACCGTGATGGTGCAATGTCTTAGCTGTGGAGTCATGGGAATCGAGCGCAAAGAGAATTGCAAGTGATTTGGACATGGCTGGAATGGCTGTCTATCAACAATATTGAATGGGATGAATAATGCCGGAATATGATTATCGATGCGAAGTCTGTCTCAAGATTAAAACAATTCGTCGAGCTTTTGACGATACATTGAAAAGAGATCCATATTGCGACGGTTGTGATATACCAATGGAAAGAATGTGGACGGCAAATCCAATCCATTTCAAAGGCGAAGGTTGGGGCGGTTCAAAATGAAGCTTGTGGACAACCTGTGGACGACACGCTCTAAGTGCGCTCGACTTATCCACATTCGTGCAACCTATTTGACAAGGTCACTACGATGTCATCGCTTGAAGCGAGCCGCTGTGGCGGATAGCTCGCAAGGGCGAATGCATCTAACGCCACTCCTATGCCTAATTCTAGGCTTACTTTCAATACAAGCAATTCCAGCACAAGCTACAGAGACAGATCAATACAGACTTTACGCACATTCAAGGATTATCAATTATAATCAATACATTTGCTTGTCTAAAATTATCCATAAAGAATCTCGATGGAATCCAATGGCGAAGAATGGCAGCCATTACGGATTAGGACAGATGAGATCTAAGCATTACAGGAATCTTGATCCGTATCGTCAGATTGATAGCACAGTCAAATATGTAACAATTCGTTATGGTTCAATGTGTAATGCATGGAGATTTCATGAGAGACACGGGTTCTATTAATGACGCTACATTCACAACGCAAGGTGAACAGCTCCACATGGAAGAAGCTACGACTTCGTATCCTCAATAGAGACGGACGCGAATGCTATTGGTGCGGTATGGATGCCAATACTGTGGATCACATCATACCGGTAGCCAAGGGCGGCACAGATGATCCCGAAAACCTTGTAGCAGCTTGTCGCAAATGCAATTTCTCGAAGCAAGATAAGATGCCAGATGAGTTTGTAATACAAAGGGCTGGACTTTTTTCTACAACGGATTCCACCGCCATGTCCTACCGAGGTTTTCTTTCACCACCAAACGAATCAAAAAGGCATTGAATTGGCTCAAGAAGGTACAGATAGTCCCGAGCAGGTTCAAAGTGGCTCAAATCGGCTCACACAGGTTTTAGAGCCCATCGTAGAGAAGCTTTATGGCTCCACGACTCCTAGAATCCACTCACGCTTGCATCCGGAGCTGCCTACGCGCGGACAAGAGCTCATCGACTTCAGCAATTCCATTGGATTTCCGCTCATGCCGTGGCAAGAGTGGCTGGCGATTGAAGCGCACCGAGTAAAGCCGGATGGTCGATGGTTGCATCCGCTCGTTCAATTGGTTGTGGCTAGACAGCAAGGTAAGACGACATTCATGAAGCAACGGATCCTGATGGGACTTTTCGAGTGGGACAACAAACTTCAAATCGGCACAGCTCATCGATTGACTACTTCTCTTGAGACTTTTAGGGATCTTGTGCAGACAATCGAATCCAATTCTGGACTAGCAAAGCAAGTCAAGCGAATCCGGTGGGCTCACGGATCTGAAGAAATTGAATGTCTCAACGGAAATCGCTACATGGTGAAAGCTGGCGCATCGGCGGCGCGTGGTATCTCAAAGCCGAGCACGGTTCACATTGATGAAACGCGAGAGCTCAAGGATGAAACGACATGGGCATCGCTTCGATACACGATGATGGCAGCGGAAAATCCGCAGCTTTGGTCGTATAGCAATATGGGTGATCAGCACAGTCTTGTGCTTAACCAAATCCGTGAGCGCGGAATCGGTGCAGCTGGCGGATCTACAGATGACATCGGATATTTTGAATGGTCAAGTGATTACAAGAAGATTGACGATTCCCCGAAATTTTGGGCTGGCGTGGCAAAATCAAATCCGGCACTCGGTTACACCGTACACATCGACAATCTCCGAGCGGTGATGAATGATCCGCCGGATGTAGTCCGCACCGAGGTTTTGTGCATTCCAGTTCAAACAATTTCCAGCGCAATCCCAGCTGGCGAATGGGCAGAATGTGGAATGGAAGAATTTGAGATCGATACGGAGAACACGGTGTGGATGGGGCTGGACTGTTCACCGGATCGCCGAGATGCAGCTCTCGTCATCGGTCAACGAATCAATGACGAAGAATTCTTTGTGAAGCTCTTGCGGACTTGGCACAATCCGATTTCACTCGATGACAAAGCCATCGCCAATGACATCGCGGATCACTTTGCAGAATATCCGGTCGAAGTGTTGGCATATTCGCGCCGTACTTCTTCAGCCATCGCCGCTAGACTTCAGCCAGCCGGAATCCCAATCGCCGACATAGACGGGGCTCTTTACGGTCAATCTTGCGACGAACTTTTGGGAGCAATTTCATCAAAGAGATTACGACATGGACAGCAGCCGGAATTGACAAAACAGATCCTTTCAGCTGCGAGACTTCCTTTCGGCGATGGCGGATGGACTAT